GAAAGAGATTGAAAAAAGCGTAATGGACTTAGGGGCTTCTACTACCTTCTCATCTTTGGAAGTAGCAAAGGCATATGAAGAACTGGCAAAAAAGGGTTTTACCGCTCAACAGATGCTTGAAACAATGCCCGGTCTTTTAGATGCGTCTATGGCGAGTGGTGAGGATTTAGCAAGGGTAGCAGATATTGTTACGTCTTCAATTCAACAATTTAATTTAAAAACATCCCAATCGGGTGAAGTTGCAGACCTTTTAACGCAAGGAGCTAATACATCCTCTGCTAGCATTTTATCACTAGGGGATGGCTTAATTTACGCTGGTGCTAACGGTAGGGCTTATAACCAAACGCTTAAAGAAATGATTACCTCCCTTGCAGTATTAAACAATGCTGGTGTAAAGGCTGGCGATGCTGGTTCCGACATTGCTGCTTTGCTTGCTAACTTTAATGCTATTGCAGTAGGGCATACTAAAAAACAAACAGAGCTTAGACATACTATTAAAAAATTAGGGGTTACAATTATTGACAGCAAAGGGAAGATGTTACCATTCCTAACAATTATTCAAAACCTAGGCAAGGCTACTAGAAACTGGACTGATGCAAAAAGGAACGGACTGGCTTTAGATATTGCTGGAAAAGAAAACCAAAAAACGCTTAACTTAATTATGGGCATGAGCAAAGATAAAATAGACGCTGTTAGAAAATCAATGGATGCGTCTGCTGGCTCAAGCAAAAAAGCCTCTGATGTTATGAAGCAAGGCTTAAACCCTACAATGGAAAAGCTAGGGGGTGCAACCGATGCCTTTAACGTTGAAGTTGGCAAAATGTTTGCTCCTTCAGTTATTGCCGGCTTAGAACTACTCACTAAAACAATGGAAGCGTTAACCGCCCCTGTAAAGGCTCTAAATTCTTTTAGAGGTGAAACAGCTGCGTATGAGATGAAGTATGAAGAACAACAAAAAATAAAAATGGGGAAGTTACGGAGAGAAGAATTAAAAAAAGGATTAAGCCCCGAGCAAATTGCAGAAAATGAAATTAAGCAAGTATATTTTATGCCAAACAAAGCTGAATACAAAAAAAAAGCTATTAACGATATAAAAGCATTATCAAAAAACAACCCACAATCTATTAGTTCTAAAAATGGCGGTGTAACGGTTGTGCAAAACAACAATTTTAATGGAAACTCTGCAACCCCTGCCCAACAAAAACAAACCGCTAGAATGGTTGGCACTTCTGCTAACCAAGGTGTAGATAAAGCCTTAAAAGTACAGGGGGCTAAAAGATAATGCCACTAATAACCATCTTATCCGCTACTGGTATTCGTGATAAAAAGAAGATAGGCTCATTGGCTATTGATTGCGTGGTGGATGAGAATATAACGCTATCTACTAACGTTACCACTGCCCCTATTGAAACAGGGGAGAGTGTAACAGACCATGCCTTTAATGAACCCTTGAAGTTAAGCGTTACAGGCATTATAAGCGATTCAGACCCTGCTAGAGCGTTACAGAACTTAAGCAACATAGTAAAAACGGCAGTAACTAACCCTAGAGATATTTTAAACACTATTAAAAATACCTATAAAACATTGCCACGCCTAGAGGCTTACGAAACACTTAGGCAGATGCACATTGAACGCACGCCGATAGATGTGGTTATGGGGCTTGAAACATACACTAACATGATGATTGAAAATATCAACATTGCTAGAAACGCCGATAGTGGCGATGCGTTGTTTTTCAGTTGCGATATGATACAAGTAACGCTACTAAACCGTGTAGCTACCCTTACAACAGGCGGTAAGGTGAATAAAGGTAGGAAGCAAGGCACGGTTGCTAGCAATAGGGCTATGAGTATTTTAAGCAAAATTAGAGCGAGGTTGCCATTCCCCTAATGACTATAGCTTTACCTTTTTTTCAAGATACTGATTTTTGGGAATATGAAACAATTTTAGATGCGTCGGTTTACATTATCCGTGGGCGGAAGATTAGCCCTGCAACTGAAGAATCCTTTTACGTTTTTGATTTAGTTGCAAGCGATGGTGAAGTGCTTGAAGCTGGGATGCGTGCCTTGCCTAACGTGCGGTTTGCGTTTAGAAGCCGTAATGAATGGCTACCAGTTGGCTACTTTATTTTTGACCCAATAGAATCGGTGCTAATTTATGAAACAGTTTAACCGCTTTTGTCAATTGAACATTATTAGCAGTGGTATTAGTACCTTTGTTAATGCTGATATGGACTTGAGTTTTAACTGCAAAAAGACACGGTCTACCGTGCCAAATGATTTAAGTATTGAGATTAAAAATCTATCTGAAAGTACACGCAAGCTTTTAAATGCAAACGGTGCTAAAATAAGGTTGTTCGTTGGGTATGATACGGAACGAATACTACTTGCAGATATGGACGTAACAAGGGCGGTAACATCTTGGCAACCGCCAGAATCGATTACAAAGATTGAATGCTTAGACGGCTTTAATGCGTTGAAAAATAAAAAGATAGCCCTCTCATTCAAGGCTGGTACAAGTGTTGCGACTGTGGTTAATGCACTGGTTAAACAGCTGGGCTTACCATTAAGACCGTACACGATTAACCTAACCAAGCCACTAAAAGCTGGTTATAGTCATACAGGCACAGCCTACCAAGCCTTAACAGACCTATTAAGCGAAGTAGGTGCAACATGGGGCATTATTAACGATACTATTGTTATTGTTCAATATGGACAAGGATTAGGTTCCCCAAAATTATTAATAACACCACAAAACGGTTTACTCTCCCTTCCTGAAGAAATAGATACTACATTAACAACTGAACGTGTACAACCTAAAGTGATTAAAGAAAAAGTAACTAAAGGTATTTATTATGTTCAAAAAAGATATAAAAAAAGAGCAAAAAGAAAAAAAAGAGTTGAAGGGGAAATTTATTATGTAAAAAGAGGGCGTGCAGATAATAGAAAAAACACTATTGAAACAATCGAAATACTCCCAACAGAGGAAGCAAAAACAGCTGGCTTTAAATTAAGTATGCTTTTACGTCCTGAATTAAACCCTTTTGATTTGGTGGAATTAAATAGCAAGTTTCACAGTGGCATCTTCGTAGTGGATGAGATAGAACACTACGGCGGTAATCGGACAGATGACTTTTTAACCATAGCAACCGTGTATGAAAGGAAGCCATAATGGAACTAGCAGAATTAATGCAACGTAGCGAAAACGATACTCTTAATAGATTGCGTGTTGGTATTCCTGCACAGATTGAAAGCTACAACCCTACCAATAGTACAGCAACCGTTATTTTAAGCATTCATCAACCACAGGCAGATGATGACTTAAGAGAGTTTGCACCAATAACCGACGTGCCTGTAATGTGGATGCGTGCGGGCGATGTTTCCATTACCTACCCTTTAAAGCGTGGTGATTGGGGCTATTGTATGTTTGCTGATTACGATATTAGCAACTGGGTATCGGAACTAAGCAAAGACCCCCCTACTTCATTAAGGCAACACGCTTTCACGGATGCGGTATTTCTTCCACAATCGCACAACTTAGGAGCATCTAGTCTTAGTGGTTTGCAGTTAAAAAACGGTGCTAGCAGTATCACTATAAATAGTGGTAGAATAGATATAGTAAGTACTATCGTATCAATTAACGGCATCGTATTTGATACCCATAAACACACTGGCGTTCAAACGGGCGGTGGTGTAACAGGAAACCCTATCAATGGTTGATTTATTATTGGATACAACAACCCATGATATTAAGCTAGTAGGGCGTGATTTAGGGCTAGTGCGTGGTGTTGACTTGGTCAGACAACGGCTTAAACAGGTATTACTATCTAAAGTGGGCGAATGGTTTTTAGATGCTGAACATGGTTTGCCTTGGTATGAAACCATTTTTGCAAAGGGTACACCTGAAACCGTTATTAGAAGCCTATTAATTAGGGCTATTACTTCAACGGCTGGCGTTCAAGAATTACAGGCGTTTGATTTACTCATTGATTCAAACAAACGAGTAGCCACTATTAATTTTACCGTAAAAGCGAATGATGAGATTATCGCAATAGAGGAGACGCTTTAATGGTTTACGGATTAACTGAAACGGGCTTTATTGCTAAAACACTGCTTGAATGTAAGG